CACCTTTCAGTGTCGCCATGGATTACCTGCCTGTCATAATCAGTCATATTGTTAGGCCAGCTTTAGCATGCATGTTCCACATGACCTGGCTATATCGATGTGAGCCACTTCTGCAGGCGCATTGGCCGCATCAACGAGCTCCTGTACTTCTTTGCTGGCACCGTATCGACGTACGACACCTGTGAATTCTTCGACGTCGTGGCCGCGCAGTGTAAGCACTGGCTGCCCGGTCTCTTTGTTGAACTTAGGCGCGCCGAAATCATCGGTGGCCTGGGCGATATGGTAAAGCTCATGCTCTACCAGCGCGCAGAATTCGAGGTCACTGCATTGTGAGCAGTAATCAGCTGCCAGCGTGATGATGAACTTCGGGATGCGCCCGAACCATTCATGCATCTGCTGTTCCATTCTTGCTTTCTGCCAACCACCGGCGCGGAGCATTACCTGTTCGGCTTGGCCGAGGACATAACGCCCTTTCTTAGCGAACGAATCGGATGCCCACATGAAGCAGAGGTCAGCCTCTAACAGGTGTTCGTGGTCAGGGTTATAGATGCTTCCGGTATCGCTGAGGATCTGGCGGCCTATCAACTCATGCACTTCGTTGGCGGGTATCAGCCTGGTGTATGGCTGCCAGTTATCGGAGTCGATGAAGTTGACTGGCGGATATGGCCTGCGCTCGTCATCGGCTAACATGATTTAATTCCTATGGTTAAAGCTATAAAAAAAGCCACCCGAAGGTGGCCTTTGTGATGGCAATAGAAAGACGTTGCTACAATCTGATTATGGATTGTATTTTGTCACTATTGAGTACTTAACGATCCCCGGTTCGTCATGAGCCATGAGAAACGTCCCTTTGATTCCCGTTTGTTTCCCTGACTCAATATCATCAGCAAGCTGGCGTAACGTTTTTACATAATGAGGATGAAAATTAACCTCTGTTTCATCCGTAGATTGCATCAGCTTTTGCAATTCATCACGGTACATACATATCTCCTTAGTTGAGTGTTGTAAAAGTATATCGGCTCATTAAGGGGAAACTTAAATATACGCATCAATTAATTACTCATTTATCCATATCTCGTATCCCTGCTAGTTGGTGACTCTCCTTCTCAATGGCCTCCCAGTCCGATTTGCTCATTCGTTACTCCGTTGTTTGTTCTTCTGGCTGTTCGGTCTGCTATGCCGGTACCGGCTTGAACTCCACGCGCTTCACATCGGCAGGAGCGAAATACAGCCACTGCCCCGTTTCAGTCGCCAGCGGCACAAAGCCGTTAACCAGCTCAGGTTGACGTCGTGACATCTTGCCCGTGAAGGTTTCGCCTGTCTGGGTGGTTAGCGTAATTTGGTAGATGTCGGACATTGAGAGCCTCTTAATGAGCTTGAGGGATGTCGCGTTAATTTTCCTCTGCATGAGGATATAACTTATCACTCACTGTAGGAGCAGGGGTCGCCTGACTCGATTTTCCTATAGGAGGTAACATGTCCCAAAACCAATTTTTCGAACTGGCTATCGCCTACGCTGATGGAGTCAATGCGATCATCAATCTGACCTGCCTGCTGCTGGCGAAGCGCTTCGGCGTTCTTCGATATTTCTAATCCCTTCCTTGTCCAAATTGCACTGCCCCAGCGCCGTGTAGAGCTGCGCGTTTAACTCCAGACTTGCCTGCCATGTGAACGGAACAACCATTCTGGGGATCGGCGTATCTGCTGTCAGGTCAGCGCTTATCGGCACTACTGGGGCCGGTACGTAAACTGTCTGCGTATTCCCGCAGGCTGTCAGCAGCGGCAGAAGGAACAGGCTGGTTAGCGCACGGATCGCCTTCAAGCGCCTGCCTGATGTAGACAATGCGTGTCTCGCTATTTTGAGCCAGTTCGTTCTTTGCATTCTGGGTAGCCTGTGAGATGTCACGGATGAGGTTCATCGTGGTGATCACGTTGCTGGTGATCGCCACTGATGTGTCTGCCCGGACCGTCGCCTTATCGCGCTGGTCTTTGTAGGTGATGGCGTTGTCGCGGTAGTGGTTAACGAAGAACGCCAGCACGCCAATTACGGCTACCACAAACAGCTGCAGCCAGTAACGCCTTACCAGTGAGCCAATCACGACAGGAACAGAGCGCGCTCCGCCTCACGTCGACGGGCCAGGCCGTTCAGGACTTTACCGCCAGCTTTATTCCAGCGCAGGAACTCATCGGCTGCGCCAGCGTAATCACCGGCGTTGAGCTTGCGCAGCAGTGTCGATGTCGACAATGACCGGGCGCCGAGGTTATACGTGAACGATACCAGGGCGTCGAATTGCCCCTGAGTCAGGCCAATTTTGACCAAGCGGGACACATCACTTTCGTAACTGACCAGTCCTGTCTTCAGCAGGCGTTCTGCCGTTTCCTGCTTAATTGTCATCCCGGCACGGATTGGTTTCCCGTCGACAGGCTGGGTCCAGCCATAGCCGATCGTCCAGACGCCGACGCTATCCTGGTAAGCTGTGAGTTTGCAGCCTTCAAACTGCTTGATCAGGGAGATGCCTTTATCACTGGTTTGCATTCTTCATCCCCGTCAGGCGTTCCCAGAAGTACGTCAGCGCAACGGATCCCATCGCCCCGCTGATGCCGGACGTAACCAGGATCATGTAAAGACTCAGCCCGCTTTCAACGCTGATCAGGCCACCAATGAGACCGGTAAATCCGGACACTGCGATCTGCGCCAGTGCGTTGATCCAGCTCCAGGTTGCTTTGTTCTGCTTAACGTCAATAAGGTATCGGACCAGGCCGCCCCAGCATGACAGAGCAAGGACAATCAGCCATGACACTCCGGCAATGCTTTCTTTATCTTGCATACGTTTAGCCATATCACCTCCGAAAAAACGGGGTGCTGTTTGTAGTAAGGGATCAGGCCATCGGGACAATTTAACAAGTAGGTGTGTCGATGATGGTTCCCGGAGCCTGAATTAAAAAAGGCCCACATGAGTGAGCCTTTGAATAAAGTTTCTTCACATCACTGCCGATACATTCCTTAAAGGAGATAAAAATGGGCAGACGTAGACGTGGCAGGTACAGAATTAACAAGAATCCGGACATAGTGGATCGAATTATTCACATGATTATCGATATCGCTATTTTCATCTTCCTAGTAAAGCTTGGGATATCTTTTTTGTTCAAATAAAAAGCCCCGCACGATGGCGAGGCTCTTAATTCTTTGTCGACCTACGAAACTAGGGCGACGATATCAGATTTACATGAAATGTATGCTATTTAATTGACTTTTGCAATACTCTGCTGCGAAAAAGTCGTCTTTTGTTGTGATCGTGTTCTCACAGTACAGAGAAGAGAATCGCCATCAAGCCGCTAAAAGATGGTGCACATGGCCCGCCAGTAGTCGGCGTAGTTATGGCACCAGTTATCCGGTTTAACGCCACATAGAGCGGCCAGGTCCTGATGCTGATATGCATCCTTGCCCGCCAGCCCCGCTTTGACGTCCTGCGCCGCCAGCCATATCAGTTTCTTCAGGCGCTCCATCGTCTTGCCAGCCACCTTCTTCGCGCCGATCTGCTCCCGGAACTCTGTCCAGGCCCACTGGGTTATCGCCACCTGATATTCGAATCGGATGTTCTCGCTGTAGTTCCACAGCAGCCATGCTTTCTGGTGCTCTTCCAGCGACAACACAGCGCGGCGCCATGACGCAGTGCCGAACTCCAACGGGCTGACCAGCGCGATAGACGAGCCCTTGGCGCGGGACTGACTGCCACTCATCGCTGGGCCGTCCGGGTTAACTTTCCGGCCGGTGACCGGGTCAGTGACTTTCTTCCGTCCCCGGCTGCGCGCCGTCGCGGTGAATTGCGCGTTCTCGGCGAAAGCTACCAGCTGCCCTTTCGTCGCACCGCTCAGATCTGCGGTCGCCACAATGAGCTGCTGACGTACGTATTCCAGTTGCTGACTGTTCATGCGGCTTCCTTCTGTGGCTGGTTGGTTTTGGTCTGGCTGTGCTTTGCTACTGGCGGCATGCTGGCGCGCTTAACGCTTTCTGCCTGGTACTGCAGGATATCGGCGTGGTTCATGCTGCCTCCCGCTGTTTCAGTGCTTTGAGCTTGGTGCGGTATTCATCGCGGATCCGAATGAAGTCTTCACGGCGGTAGTTGGTCATTTCGTGGGGGCCGTTGAGCCAGTCCACGTAATCCTGCCCGTAACGAGCGACTAGGCCTGCTTCGTATTGCTGCGCCACGGTCGCCTCTTTGGCGGTGTATTTGCCCGCTCCGGCATTACACGATTTGCACTGCTTATGGGCGTTGCGTTCTTCAAAGCGCAGCTCAGGGTTGGCGCCGACCGTTTTGAAGTGGCCGCAGTCCCATTGGCCGCCGTGCAGATCAGGCGGATTGGTCTCACCGCAGCTGATGCATGGCAAATCAGCATCGCGCGCGCGGATGTAGGCGTTGAAAGCCTGCTGAGCCTGCGCTTTGTAGTAACCGTTAGGTCTGAGTTCTGCCAATCTTGCTTTACGGCGCTGGCGGCCTGCCTTCTCTTCGGTACGCTGGCGCTGCGCTTCCTTCTGCTGAGCGGCTTCGCGGGCTTTTGCGGTCTGTTCTTTGCCGAGCGCGCTGGCGCACTCGAATGAGCAGACCACCTGCCCTTCGCGGACCGGGTGGAACCACTGGCGACAAGCTTTATGGGCGCACTTGCGGCGCGGTAACTTAGCCATGCGCCCTCCGTGCCGCAAGACGCAGCCATTTCTGTTCCACAAGGCGGGCGGTATAGTCTTTCAGGGTCGGGATGTCGGACGGCTTAACCGCGGGCTTGCGCTGGCGGCGCGCCGGAACGCGGAAGATTTCGTTGGTGATGACGCGGAAAAGTGGAGTTGACATCAGTCCTCCTGCTTATCGCGCAGCTGCTGGTACTCGCAGCTCTGCGGGATGGTCAGGTGGCAGCCGATGTTCATCGCCCAGGCTTCGACTTTGCACAGGAAGATGTACATCTCGCCAGTTTCCAGATCGGCGGTATGGCGGAGGGATTGCACGGTGGTGACTTCGCCGGACACGACGTCTACCCGGTCTTTGCTCTCATAGCCGAGATAGGTGTGCTTCATCGCGTCCTTGACCCACTCAGGCGTAGCGAAGGTCTTGCCGCGGGCGATGAGGTACTCGCTGATTTCCGTGTACCACATGTGGCTGAGCGCGTTCTGCGACAGGCTGCGCTTCTCTCTCCACGGCTTAACCTGAAGTCGGAAGCACTGCCCGGCATCAAGCAATGGCTGAATCTGCTGGCCGATGGCCGCGAAGTTACCGCGATGGAGTTTGATGCCGTCTACTGGCAGAGTCATACGGCCTCCTTCACGGAAACCGCAGAATGCAGAAAATCGCAGGTGCATTTCTGCAACTGTGACAAGGTGAGGAGTTCAGATTGTGGTCGCATTTAAGTCCCCTTAAATGCGCAGAAGTCACCGGAGCTGTTCAGGCTCCGATGACATGATTATGGCGGGTTGATTATGGAAAATCAATTTTTGAAACTTTAGCGTAATGCTTTCACTACAGTTTGGAAATTTTGAGCTTATCTTTAAGATGCAGCATGTTTATCAACCAAAATGCACCAAGTAACGACATGCAGTGTGCACTTGCAACCAACTTTCTGATTCTAAGCTGATTTTTGTCAAGGCCAGATGGCAAGTCTTTCATTAGAGCTACCGCATAAATACCATTTTCAAGTATGGGTTCGATAATGTTGTGAATATATCCACCATGATTTATCTCTTCCAACTTAACTTTCTTAATGGTAAGGGCTAATCTATCCACTTCATTATCGGTTATTTTATAATCGATATTATGAGCATAATTGTTTCTAATCTTGTTTAACTCACCCATTGCATCGGCTAATGATACCGGAAGACCTAATAGAACAGCTGCTGCCAGCTTGGGGGCGAAGTACTTGTAATTTTTTGATTGCGTTGTATTTTTCTGACCCTTCAGGCCTCAGATTTTCAATAACTACCCTCAAGAAATCCTCATGTATAAGCATAAGCTTCAGAAGAGCTGCTGACTCATCTTCGAAATCAAGGATGGATTTCATTTTATTAACGTCTAAAAAATATCCAAAATCATGATCGATTTTCACGTAGTTACCCTTTTCCATTAGGGGGCTTTGCTCAGTTCTAGAAAATTTCACTTACCTTCCTCCTGTTTGAGATATCGAGGGTCAGATGCTTTTGGCAAAGAGAGGCTTTGCTCGCGGTAATACCGCAACCGCTCAAGGAAGTAATCTCGTAGATGCTCAGGCTGTTCGCGCATCACCACCTCAGCGATAACCGGCATGTTAAGTCGCTCTTGTACACCACGCCGGAGGCCGCCAGGTCAACGTTAACCTTGTCGCGGTCTTCCTGTGGTTTTTCAGCAATGTTATGATTACTCATTGACTACCTCGTAATCATTTAGAATACGCGCCAATACAACCCTAGAAGTGCGCTCTGTCGGGAAACGAAACCCATTGCTAATCTGGGTTAAGATTGGGCCACTAAATAAAACGTTTCCTGAATATGAAACATCCATCATGCCGCCCATGTTTTCCTTGGAAATAGATCGCATCCTATTCGCACAATCATCGGTAAAGTTGATGGATAAACTTTCGCCCTCATCCTTTCCCGTATAATTAATTTCCTTTATGCAATCAGGACTGAATACGTAATTTTTCCCGTTTACATTAAATTCCAAGCCACTGCGCGCAGCGCTCGCACTCATGGAGACAAGCGCTGCTGATATTAAAATACAGACCTTTAATTTCATATCCCCTCCATATTGAAGAGGATTATACATCACTCATGCTGAGGTGATGCTGCAATCATCGCCGCCCAGCACAGTCTTGCCCGGCGCGCCGCCTTCTGAAATCCACTCATATGTCGATGTTGCTCATTGGGCGGCTCCTTCAATGAGGAAAGTCATGCTTTCGAGTTTCTTTTTTTGCTTCTCAAGAGACTTTATTTTCGCCAGTCGACGATGCTCGCAATCAGCTAAAGCATCAGCCTCATTCAGCCAAAAATCCTTACCGTGAGCAGTCGTTAAATAGCCCCCAGGAAGCCTGTACGAAGCCATTGTTCCGCCATGTGATACATCGGCCATAACTTTAAACGGACCACTTGAAAGCGCGTACTTTGTTACGATAACTTCAGTTAACTCTTGATTGCTCATACCCCTACCCTCCCCCAAACCATCAATACTCGCTTCATAGCCGCGCTGTTGCGGCACTCCTGAAATATTCCGTTGGTGCAACTGCGAGCGGTACCGGCCTGCTCTTCCGGCGTGGCCAGGCGATAAGTCACCGTTCGCCAGACCTTGCTCACACGCACAATCTTGCGGGCCCGCTCCAGGTCGATAGCGTTCTTCGTGATGCAGTTGATCGTCATATCGCATTCTGTGGCCACATCCTTCGCGGTGAAGGTCCGGTGCGTTTCGAGATAACACAGAATTGCCTGTTTTCCTTTCATCTCACACCATCCCGTTAGATTTGTTGCGGTTGTACTTCGCCAGCAGCAGCTGGATCGGCGTAGGACCATGCTCGGCAGCCGGTGCGGCAATCGCCCTGCGCACTGGTGGCACTGGCTTACCCTCGGTGACGCGCTTCTCCCACATGTCCAGCAGGTCGCCCGCCTCGCGTGCCAACTCACCATGCGTTAACTGGCGCTCTGTGCTGCGGTGGCGCAGTTCTACGCAGATGTGGTACATGACCGGCTGCGACCAGGGGAATTGCTCGCTGGAGGTGAACTCGAACGAACGGTTACGCCAGTCCCAGTATTCGGCGATCACCTGGTCAACGGTGATGCCCAGCGCCCCGCCACTCTGTCTGCACCAGGCGACGAACTGGCCCGGCGATGGTAGGAATGGGCGCACCTGGCTGCGAGCTACACGCATGCCAGCATCGACCTGAGCCATTGAGTGGATCCCGTTCTCCTGAAACGCCAGCAACCACTGACGGCGGAATTCGTCCTCCTGCAAAGAATCCAAACGATTTGCACCAGAAAGCTGTTGGTGTTCGAGCACCGCAGCTTTCGCCATTTCTGTAGTTCTCACATAACCCCCAGCATCGACGTGACCATCGTCATCAACGGCCCTACCTGTTCCGGCATGAGGCGGAACAGCGACGCTATACCTTCGCTTACCTCTTTCAGCTTCTGATGCTCTGGAGCGTCCAGCAGCACTGCCTGTTTAGCTTCTGCGAGTTCTTTCTCGGCCTCAGCCAGGCGAGACATTTTGCAATCGGCACCGATCAGGCGAGTGCGATACTCAACCGGCAGGACCGCCATGATTGCGGGCGTCAGCTGGCGCACGTTCTCGCGGTACTGTTCGGAGTCGAAGCGGTTATCCAGGAAGCGGAACAGCTTCTGGCGTGCCCGGCTGATGTCGTCCGGAAAGCTGATGGCGGTCCCGCCCTGCTCCCGGTATTCGTTGATGATCAGCGCCGAAACGACGTCCTGATTGTCCAGCGCTGACGACCATGCACGGACCGCATCGCGGATCTTTTCGTGGTCTGGCGCCGCTTTAGCTTGAGCGCGGTTTATCATCGCTCCCGGGTGTATTCCGGTATTGTGTTGATACGCAAGTGAATGCATTGCTTTCCCTTTCGTTGTTAGGGCCGCCGTTAAGCGGCATTGTTGTCGGCCGGTGACGGGAACAGCGTCGATAAGTCAGGGCGAATCTGGTATGCCTGAATCTCGTCACCAGTTGCTTTTACGATGCTGTTCACATGCTCCGGAGAAACCTTCGCTTTGTTGTGTAGCCACTTGTAAACCGCCTGCTGCGACACTGCGCACGCTTCACCAAGGGCTTTTTGAGAGCCGACAATGGTGATAGCGGTTTTAATGGTTGGGTTCATAACAACCTCCGTAGTGAATATGAATGAAGAATAAAACTATGGTTGTATTTAGTCAACAACCATTTTCGTTTGATGGAATAAAACCATGGTTGTACATTGCGCGTATGAAAACGACACTCGCTGAAAGATTGAAAGAAGCCAGGACATTACGAGGCCTTACACAAAAGGCTCTTGGGGATCTGGTTGGGGTGAGCCAGGCGGCTATCCAGAAGATAGAAACAGGAAAAGCCAACCAGACAACTAAGCTGGTTGAGCTGGCTAATGCGTTAAAGGTAAAGCCTGAATGGTTGAGTTCCGGGGAAGGCGTTATGCTTCTCACTGGGCAGGATGAAGCCATCCCACCGTCTGATCAGTGGGGTACCGTTGAGCCTTGGGATAATTCAACCCCATTACCTGATGACGAGGTAGAAGTGCCATTTCTAAAGGATATTGAG